TAATTGAATTGATATCCATAAATTGTTTTTATTTTAATATACGTAATTTATTTTTGTAATGCAACTTTATTTACTGTTTGCCTCCTCCGTATGTTTCGTTGTAGTATTGTTCACCAGTTACTGGTAGTGTACTTTCAGGATAATCAATTCCATGAACTGTTCCTTTGTTGTATGCAGTTTCAATTCTTTCTTTCTCCATTTCTTTGGCTTGTTCCCCCAATTCGATAATGTTTGTTCCTCTCCATCTAATGTTTTCATTGTTTCGTAGTTGCTCAATTAACCACTCTACTGCAGTTTGTTGTTTATTGTTTGTCATTTGTTACCTCCGTTTGTTTCGTTGTAAAAGTCAAATCTATCTTTTAAAATACTTGTAAATCTAATATGATGCCCTTGTTCTCTTTGATCTAATTTACCTACATCAAAATAATTACCTATTAGCTTTAACTCATTTTTAATATCATCCCTTGTCTGCTGCTTCTCCATTCTTCTTGCATGATTTTGAATTGCAGGTATAGAAAAATATTTACTTGTACCTTTTTCATATTTTTCTAACTCGTCAATATACCACTCCACTGCCGTTTGTTGTTTATTGTTTGTCATTCTTTTATCGTTTAAAAATTTAGTTAGTGATTCTGTTGTTTCATTGCTTAATGCTTCATCAAGTTTGTTTGCTAGTTTGGTTAAGTCAAGGCTCATTTCTCACCTCCTTTGTAGGTTCCTACTAATTCTGTTTGACCTTGAGAGTTGGTGATTGTTTTTGGTTTTGCCATTATAGTATTTCCACCCTTTCTGTTTTTTAATAAAAAGGTGTCTTCTATCTCACACTCAAAATACTTAGGACGTTTTGGTTGCAGAGATTGGATGAGTTCATCTTCCGAATAAGTAACATATCTTATGTCTCTACTAGCTTCAATAACCTTCCTTAAATCCTCTTCAGTGTACTTGTAGGTTTCTTTTGCTTTGTTGTAACCCTTTCTAAATCCAATATCAGAACCACCATACGCGCCAATCCTATAATCTTGACTTGAGTTTTTACTAATTATTGGTTCTACTTCTTTTTTAATATAATCTCCTACTAAATTGTTTACTACACCGTCTTCACTAAACTCAGGTAATAGAGGAACTCCTTCAAGAATAGGTGCATTTGTTAATGGTCGGTGTGCAATAATTAATTTACACGCACCTAAATCAGTTAGGTAGTTAGGGAATTTATTAATTGTCAAACCACCTTCAAGATGATATTGACCTATAAATGGTCTAACATCTTTAATTTGTTCATCACTTACAATAAGTGCGTAATCATCTGTGTAGATTATTTCGTGTTTCATAACTTTTATTTACATTAAATATACGAAGATTGCTTTAAGAAAGCAACTTTTTTTTGCATTTATTAAAATGCCATCTTTTCATACCGCTGTTACCTCCTTCTTTTTTGCAATGTGGACAAGTAGTTATTTCATCTGGTACTCCTTTTATTAAACTAGGCTTTCCTGTATGTGCTAAGCTCATATTTAATCTATGCGATTCACTTTTAGGCTTTCTCATCTTCTGTTTAGTCTCTTCTGATCTTGTTATTCCTTGCATTGTGTTTGAAATTCTGGCTCTAAGATCTTCAGAAACTGCTCTGCCTTTGTTAGCATACCCGTTTGCTTTTTTTATTTCATCAGGTAGTTTTTTTCTAGCTTCAGATAATTTTTGCTTATGTTCTAAGGTAAGAGTTTTTCCTTTTTGAGTACTGCTTATCTTATCTTTTGTCTCTTGAGAAAAAACCTTTCTTTTTTCTTCTGTGTTTGTCAAAGTTAAATTTAACCCTTCCTCTACTACATTGTAAAAATCCTGCCAAAATCTTTCCCGAAGGTTAAGTTCTAATTCATCACATTCTTCAATAATTGAAAATTCATGATTCTCATACCCGTATTTTTGTATGGAGTAGTAAAGTTTGTATTGCTTTTTGAAAAAATCTTTTTTGTATTGATGCCATCTTTTTTTAATATCCGTAGATTGGCCGACGTAGACTTTCCCTGTTGGAGCTGTTATTTTATAAATCCCTGATATCTTTGTGGTAACGGGCTCTTGCTTTTTCATCAATTTGCTTTTTATTTTTTACATAGTAGTTCTGGGACCACTTTCTCTGAGCTTCTTTTTTCTGCTCTTCTGAAAGGTACTTTTTGTTGCGTCCCATCTCCTTTATAAATAGTTGTAAAATAAAAAACTAAGAAAAAAACTAAGAAATTTACAACTCAACAATCTGATAAATCTTTGTTCTCAACAATTTTAACTCTTGCTGTTGGGTTAGTAGGATTGTGTTTTTATAGTGCTGCCAGTTGATTTTATAATTGGTGTCAACGATACCGTCATTCAGGCTTTTGATCAATTCATTCAAAGCATTGATCGTATACAAGACATTATATTCTTTTTTCCTATGAACTAGGATGGTATTTTCTGGAATGTTGTTGATGTTAGGCTGATCAACGTTATAAGTACAAACGTACTCGTCGTTGCTCTTAATATGCAAAACAAAAATCTTATTGTATAAAATAGTGTACTCGCTCGTAATCTCCTTTATAAAAGAATCCACTTCATTTAGTGGTACGAATGTACAAAATAACTTATTATTCACGTCTCCGATATTGATAGTTTCTCTATCATAAATATCAAAGGGGCTGTAAAGTGTCGTAGTCTGGTCCATAACTTGTTTTTATCTTTAAATTTTTGTCGTTAAATACTTGTAATATCTTCTTAATCTCCTCTTTATCCTGCTTATTAACATCTAATAAGAAAGCATCATAAGTATAAAGTACTAATTTTGTCTCCTTATTATTAATAATATAGATGATTTCTTTAAGGATTGCAACGTTGCTGTAAGTTTCCCAATGCTGAATAACATAATTAAACAGTTTCTGTGGGTTCATATTAGGTAAGTCATCTTCCTTAAACACCTTCCCAGTCTCTTGAACTACGTACTTACCCTTACTGCTGAATGTACTCCAGATCTCTTCGATAAGCTTCTGAGTTAACTGAAAGAATTCAAAGTCTTTATATTGATCGAAGATATGCCCGTATAACTGCTTGAATACTAAACTCTTTGCTTCAGTTCGGTCCATTCCATACTTAGCTGCAAAATCTTCATAGATATCCCCTGTCGGTGAATTATACCCAACCATTTGTCCAATCAATGTAGGATGGTAAGCAGTCAAGTCAATCTCTAATAAAAAATCGTTTCTTGGTATAAAAACCGACCTAGACCCGTTTTCTTTAGGTAGAGCAGCAAAGTTTAAGCTATTAAACGTATTTGAAGGTCGGCCGGTAGTTGTATTGAGGTTGTATTGAGAGAATGTATAAGAGTTATAGCGGGATAGAAAGGGTCTCTTTAACTCAAAGTATCTTTCAAAGGCACTATTAACCTTCAAACCGTTTCTTTCTATAAACCAGAATACATTCGATAGATCATCGTGATATTCGTTAGGAACGTACCTCTTAATTACTGAAGCGTATTCATCGAATATAATCTCACACTGCTCAAAATGCTTTACTATTGGTATGATTGAATTTAGATCTTCGCTTTCATAATACCTCTGAGAGTAGAATAGGTGGGTGTGAGTCTGCTTTTTTACTTCTCTATACTCAAATAGATTAAGATCGTAAGTATTTGAACCGAAATACGAATGACTCAATGCTTTTTTATCCGGAGTATAAATTTTCTTGAAAGTTCTTAGGTATTCTTTAACCTGTAAGGGATCAAACTGTAATGCTTCCGGATGGAAGTAGTTAACCAGGAAGCCTTTCGGCTGAGTAACGTCTCTAAGATAAAGACATAACGGAGCATAAATGCCCGGATGAATTTCCGGATGAGTCTGAATAGGAACTACGAATATTTCCGGTCCTAATTCAAATTGTAACTTATCGAACTGCTCTTGTGTCTCTACTAACCAAAACATAACCTTTCAATAAAGATAGGCTATAATGTTCAGGAATCCTACTTCTTATAGAATTTTGTGTAGTCTTCTTTTAAGAACTGCTGCAGCCCTACTATCTTTAAAGTTTTTTCAGCAAATAAAGTCATCCTTTTGTTTGCCTGTGCAACTTCAAGTTCTTCGCCGGTGATTTGCCATAATAGTCGAAAGGGTTGGTAGTATTTACTATACAGAGTTTTATCTGATTGTATAACCTTAGTAAAAGTATCTTGGTTAATTTCTTTATAGTTTATCTCATTCCTTCTTTTAACAAAGTATCTGTAGATTTGTCCTAATTTGTAGTCAGCCGGGAGAGGTTGTGCAATGTAACTCTGTATCGAATTTTTAGCCTGTACTGTGTTTGGATTTAACCCTTTCAGTCTCATGTACTGAATAATGTTCTTTTTGTTCCATGGGAATAGTTCTGGATCACCTATTAATGGTGGATCAGGGTCTCCTGTAAATAAAGCTATATAAACTGTATTATTATCAACTGGATCTGTAACGTTTTGATTGCTAGCTAAGATAGGTGTTAATTCTTCTACAAATGAATCATTAGGTGTTGGTCCAGTAAATACTTTTCCGGTATAGAGTTTATGGTAATACCCAATATACTCTCTTCCAGAATTAGCAATAGCATATTCCCCACCACCGGTGTATAGGTTCATTTGGATTCTATTTAATGGAATATATGGCATTATAGGTCTGATTCGATAGGTGTTGCTTTAACTCTTTTCATCCATTCATCTAACTTAGCTTCCCATGCTTCTTCTAAAGAAGAATCAAAAGTATTTGGGGATTGATAATACTTCTTAGGTTCTGTAGTCCAGAAAGTATTTTTAGATCCAAATGCCCAGGCTAGGTATGCTAGGTATTGTTTATTCCAACCTTTACCTGCTGTGGTGTCTGCCGCTTTTAAAGTGTCCTCTAAATTCTTCTTTAGTACAGGATTGCTCTTTATAGTATCTAGATTTCGCTGTATTGATTTTATAGCAGCATCCTTAGCTTCTATTTCCTTTTGAAAATTAATACTACCGCCGGCTATAAGTTCGTTTGCTATTTTCATTAATGTTGGGTTAAACACGGTATCTAAAGTTTCTATTACTTGATCAATAATCGATTCTTCAACAGGGGGGGCAGTGGTTAGACGTTTTAATAATGCTATAATTTCAGGTACTGGTCCGACGTCAACTTTACCCTGCTTGAAAGAGTTGTGCGTGTAGGTTCCAGTGACACCTCTAATTGCATTTGCTGATTCAGTTCCTTGAGGTGGGAAATAGTCATTAAAGTTATAAGTAATCTTACATTTTGGATTTTTTGCAATAATATCCCTTAATATCTTCTCTAATCCTAAAAGCTGTGCTTGGGGGTATTTCTCCCAGTAACTATACCCTTTGTAGGGGGCTTCTTTACCATTAGCATCTACGGACTTGCTTGCATCTACTCCTAATGTGTATTTTCTAGCCTGCGCTACAGTCTTTTTACCTTTTTTAATTGCTGTTTCGTCATAAGTATTAATCAACTTACCCTCTCTTAATACTAGCGGACCTATATTAATGATCTCAATACCAATAGTCGTTTTATTGAAGTTTTGAAAAATTGCACCGACCCTCTTAAATGGATCTGCAGTAATCCCTATGTGATTACCCCAAGCTTTATAGTCGTATAGCTGGTCATAATTTCCGCTTTTCTCTAAAACAAAGTGAGTTGATACTTTATCTGTTCTAGTATTCCAACCGGCGATTGTGTCTCTTGCATTGCCTGCACCTGCTGTGTGGTGGAGGACAATAATAGATTTTTCTGTAGGACCGGCATAGTATATTTCTCCCAGTGTATTTTTTTGAATTAATGTTTGACCGCCTTTTCCTGGAGGACCTCCGGGTAGTGATTTAGCATTAGTTCCGGCTGTTGCTTCAATTTGATCGTCGTTCACTTCTGGGTAGTCTTGAACTATAGGCTCGCTTTTGATTGCATCGCCAAGAGTTATATTTATGGGAACTGTTTTGCCTGATGTTGGTATTGTCAATGTTTCTATCGTGGTAGTCCAGTTATTGTTATCTACACTGTGTTTAACGTTTTTAGCTAAGAAAGCAACTTTTCCTCTGTAACTAATAGGTAGTATATTATCTTCCAAGTATAACTTGTCGAATATCCGGATACCTGCGATTCCTTTTAAAGTAAAAGATAGGTTAAAGGGAATAAAGAACGGTGCAGGAGATGCTCCTTTATCTGTAAAATGACCAACTAGGTACGGGGCATATGTTGAATTTGCCGACGTAAGGGTTTCTATATTATCTTTCTGTATTTGAAAATTTTTGTATATTTTTTTAAGAGCTGTATCAATATTAGTTAGTGTTGATTTAAACTTTGTCTCAGCCACTTTTTCGGGAGTTTCTATGTTTTCTTTGGTAGTATTTGCGCCGGTAGTCTTTACTGGTGTTATTCTATCAGTTAGTCCTTTATTGAATTGGGAAAAAGCGGTAGCGTTTTCGCCAACCTGGTTACCTTCCGATTGAGCTCCTATAGAGATCATAGAAGCAAATTCATTACTTAATTCTGATTGAAATTCAATCGCTGTAAATGTGCTGCCGCCGGATTTATTTATTCCGTAAGGTTTTAAAAGTGTAGGCGGGATGTCATTAGTTCTTATGTGAGCTCCTTCATCGTATATACTTAATACTTTCTTACCGTCTGGATTGTCTTCAATAATTCGTGTATTAAATTTATTCACACCTCCTAACGCTTTGTTAACTCCTGCTAGTAGGTTTTTTATAAATTCAATTAAAGGAGCATTACCTTCTTCATCTACTGTATTTTCAACTACTTCCATAATGTAGTTAAAATTTAAGTACACTTGCATTAAGTCTAGAAGTAGGTTTGATTTAGTAGTAAAGGGGTGAAATTGTACAATTTTCTTAAGTTCATTTAACATTTCATAATTTCCTTTAAACTCTAAATCAGCATCGGTAGGTGGGGTTGGTGGTGGTGTCGGAAATCCTTCGATAGGGATTAGACATATTAACGGGTCTGCAGAAAATTGTCCCGGGAATGTTATCATGGGCGTGTTTGCAAGCTTGTTATCTATATCTACGTAGTTTTTACCATTCTTAGTTTTAGGTAAGAAATTACTCTTAAAGATTTCTAGGAAAGCTCCCATTGTAATGTAGTATTGAAAGTTACCCATATCTTGGTCGTCTTCAGAATCTACGTCAAAATTAATTCTTACTACACTCGAGGTTTCTACTGTTGCACTTCCGGCTGATATTTGTTTAGATAAAATTTCTACTTTACCGGTACCTGTGTCTTCTGTTGCAGAAGGAGCTTGAAAGTCAACAGCGATATCATATAAGAATCTATGTATTTGAGAAGTATCTCCTTTTGTTTTTAATTTAGATAGCCAAGTACTGTCGTCTATTCCATCTAGAAACCATAAGTCTGCAATAAGATTTCCTGCTCCTTCTAAGAGGTTCCCTATTCCTGAGATTACGGATGAGGTGATACTCCCTATTTTATCACCGGTTGCTGATAGAGCGTCATCAAGAACACTTGCTCCACCTTCAGCTTCGGTTTGGTTTTTAGCTTTATCAGCGGCAGCTTTTTCAGCTTTACTATCAGAGTCTAATTGTAGTTTTTGTGGGGTTGCGTTATTAATTTTTAAAGATTCAATAATAGATCCTTGAGTAATTGTTTTTACTGTTATAGAATAGCTATTATCTGAATTATAAGACCAATTAAAGTTTACTACTACTCCGTGAAACCCTTCGTAGTTGTAGTTTGTATTCCTGCGTTCTTCGAGAATTTTTGTAGCTATATCTTCTGAGGTTGCTCCTTCGTTCAGAAAAGCACTTAGTGCGGGGGATGTTGCATTTTCATAGAAAACAATATCAGATCCGTTTGTTGTATAGCTAGTATGTCCCCATTCTACTAAGATAGAATAACCCGGTCTTAAAAACAACGCTTCTATTCTATTAAATTGATCTGGAGTGTAGCAGGTAAGCTGTATATCAGCTTTTGCTAAAGCACCGTTATTGTAGTATTCAAAATCAACACTTTTAATACCTGCCATGGGACGGTAACCTAGTTCCGGATCTAAATCGTAAGAACCTTGTAGACCTGCTCTTAATGCTGCGCCTTCGCTTTGAGTTCCTCCACTTAGTATTGTATTTTTTGCATATGCGGGGCCTACAGGTTCAACATTTACTGAAGAGGCTAATCTGAGCCAGGCGGTGGAGTTTTGAGCTTGTATAATGCCTGGATTTCTGGTCCCTAAAGGACTCCCTTTCAATCCGGCACCAAGTAGCTTTTCTCTAGCTTTAATCTGATTAATAACATCAGGATTAATAGGTTCTGCAAATAGGGCCATTTTATAACTGATTTAAAATTCTATACTCGTTTAATACTGAGTTTATATCTTGAGGGATTCTGATTTGACTTCCTTCTGGGATAGTAATAGTGCCTTGGGTTAGGTTGTCGTTCGCAATGCTGATTAACCAGTATAGTGAAGGGTCACCATAGTATTGGCTAGCTAATAGGTCTAATCTATCCCCTTGATTTGTTATTACGTAGATATCTTGTTCAGATAAAGGTACTTCCGGATACTTAACTGTTGCGTAGTATCTCGGCCCCGTTGGGGTTTTTAGTATCGGTATGTCTGCGTATCTATTCATTTTTTACTTATTACCTAAAACCAAAATCCGGTGAGTAGGAAGGGGTCGTAAGCGGTCCTACTTGCACTTTACCTTTCTTTCGTGTCCCGGATTCTTCTCTATAACCTTGACCTTCAGGCCCTAGGGATATAAAAGGTGATCCTACTTCCGGTACAAAGTTATGTATTGGCTTGAAGGTTAAGTTAGTTACATTTATGATATGAGGCAACTTATTTCCCTGCTGTAAATCTCGACCGGATTGATCTCTTCCAGTTTCCCAAGGTGAATTATCGTCTACTGAGAAAGTTATACCTTGTAGGATACCAGGGGTGTTTACTATATAATCTCCAACTGTCAGTTCCATAAAGGTTCCTCTCATAAAGCCACCAGCAGAGTAGCTAGGTGCCATCGTTGATGCAAGAAAATTTAATTTTTGATAAATACGTAGAAGTTCCGGTCTAGATTGTGCGTAGACGTCAAAGCTGAAGTTAAAATCTCTGCTAAAGCCTCCATATGTAAAAAAATCTTCACCTCTACCCATATACTTAAAAGACTCCCAGACTGCTTTAAAGTCATCAGAGATACTACTCAGCAGTGCTCTAAATTGAATAAAGGTAGAACTATTGTTACTATCTGCATTATAAATCTTAAAATAAAAAGGAATTAGGTCGTCCTGTAGTGATTGTTCGCCTAACTTAGTAAAATTAATTTTATCAACACCTGCTCCTTTTCCGTCTACTGCTTTACTAGGGTCTAAGTTTCTAGGTATATTCCTATATCCTGGATCTCCGTTATTGTATGTTGTTGGAAGATTATATTTTATATAATCACCTGCTTGAGGGATAAGGCTTGTTTTCTTCCTAAAATCTGATGGGACAGTAACTGCAGTGTCTTTCTCTGGGAGGGTTAGTCCTAGTTGAGTTTTACCAAATAATGTTTTAGGGACAACTCTACCATCTGTATCTAATTTTTTATTTTTATAAACACTATCAACTGAGAGATTCGTTCCATTATTTTCAAGATTTGCGGTCTGGAATAATCGTTTTTGAACAGGGTTTAAGCTTTCGACGAATGTATTTGTAGCTGGAGTAAAATAAAAGGATTTCTTACTGGTTTTATCTTTCTGTACTTGTTCACTATATTTAGTGCTTAAATCAGCGTTAACTCCTAAATTTCTAGTTCCTGTTTGAATTATAGAGGATCCAGATACTATTAGTGTATTATTTGATGTTTTAGCTAGAGAATCTATCAATGAGTATTCCCCGGTCGATGGATTCCTTGCGAACTTTGTAATTGCTTCAATAGACCCTCCGGTTATACCTTTTAAGTCTTTTGATATGTAGTAGATATAATCTAATTCAGTAGATCTTTGAAGTCCACTATTATACTGAAGGTAATCTATTTTTAGTTTAGGGTCTTTTACTAACGTAGTATATCTTCCATACTCAGCATTGTTCTCTCCAGTACGCTGGTCTCCTAATTTAATAAAGGTAGTTCCTTTACCTCGGAATGCTCCAGGTCCTCCCGGGTACTTTAATACGTTGGTTTGAATTGATTTTAGATCAATCAAAGATCCTTTTAACTGTAGTAACCTATTCTCTTCTTCGGGTAAATTTTTT